AAATTTTCAAATATCAATTTGCGTAAAAAAATCTTATCTTTAGTAGTTGGAATATGTGTTGTTGGTACAGTTTCAGCCGCAGGAATAGCAATAAATGTAGCTTCTAAACCAAATCAATCTAATCATATTTCAACTGCAAGCACTTCTACAATAACGGCTAAGGGGGAAAATCAATTGACAACTTTAGACACAACTACTGAGTCGACATCATCCGAAATAAGCTCATCTTCTAGCACACCTTCATCTAGTTCTAGTGAATCTTCTAGTACTCCTGCAAGTTCATCAAGTAATAATTCCGAATCTACTACAAGTCTCGGAAATGGAATAATTCAGCAAAACAAAGTGCAGCAAGACCAGCCTACTTATACTACGCATCCTGTGCAAGGCCCGAATGTGCCAATCCCACACGGTAACCCTTATCCAGACGCCAAAGCCGGAAACTAAACTCAAATAGCGCTTTTTAAGCCTCCCCTCATCGGGAGGCTTTACTTATGTAGATTTAGTAAAGGGAGGGATACAAATGTCCAGTATAATTACACTCGGAAATGGAACTGTTCTTACATTCGAGAATGGAATATTGGTTGACATTGAAAATTCTAAAGAATAATTGAAACGGTATGAATACTTAATAGCCTCCCCTCATCGGGAGGTTTTACTTTTGCTCATTTTTAAGGAGGCAATTTTATGGCAGTAATACAACTCGCACTTACAGATCAATTACCGGATGTGGTAGCAAAACAAAATAGCAACAACAACTTTTTGAATACCGCTAAAGCCCCTTTAGTCTCTCCTGCACTAACTGGCAGTCCCACAGCTCCAACTCAATCAGCAAACGATAATTCAATTAAAATAGCCACTACCGCTTATGTTGACCGCAGTCGATCGATCACTGAAGTCCTATTAGGCACAGGCACTATATCTATAATTGCGGTAAAAGACACCCTGTACTATCAAAATGCCAGTAATGTCACGGTGGTTGGATCGGTTGATATCAGCGGCTTAAACAGCGGAGATCATTTTTATTTTGCGTTAAAAACAGGCGTGGGGGTTGCATCCATTACATTATCGACCACTATGAGCGCCGGAAGCGTTTTTGTACCAGGTGATGTGAATTATGTAATGAGTGTGGCAAACAAAACAAGCAACGCAATCATCGAATATATAAAAGTCGGTACAGAGGCACGAATGGTTTTATAAGGAGGAACTATGAATATTAGAGACATATCACATTACGACTTTGACAATGGAGCAACGGTAGACTTTTCACAGTATGACGGATTTATGATTAAAGCAACAGAGGGCGGCGATTATGTTGACCCACACTTTGAGCAGAGCGTTGCAATGGCTAAGGCGGCAGGGAAACCATATGGATTTTATCATTATTTTAGTTTTGTGACAGATGTCGCCGCGCAAATCAGCAACTTTATATCTCACACCGCACCGTATCAAGCCAACTACCGCCCCTCGCTCGATGTAGAGCAGGACAAGCGTAATAACACCGATTATCCTATAAACCACAAGGAGCGTGTACTACAGGCTCTCACAGGCATCCCTAATGTCATGTTGTATACCAACCTTGACGGATTAAATCATCTTGATACAAGTCACGGAGCATATCCGCTATGGTTGGCTGAGTATGGAGTAGCGCAACCAAAAGATGTAGTTGGATTTAGCCGCGTCGGATGGCAGTACCAAGAGAGCCCCGACCTTAATGATTTTACTGATGCTATTTATACGGTCAATCCAGTAAACATAGTAGCCACCGTTGCACCCACTGTTGCACCGGCCGGTGACCCTGCTGTCAAAACTGTTCAGCAAAAGCTTAACAGGTTGCATATTGGCGCGCCACTTGTGACTGACGGTGTTAGAGGTCCGATAACAATCAACGCGGTCAAACTGTTTCAGTCTGCGGTGGGTATCACCGTGGATGGCGTGTACGGCTCACAGAGCGATGGAGCGTATCAGGCTATAGTATCTAAGCCCACGCTCAAACAAGGCTCTACAGGCATAGCAGTGCGCTACATACAGTATCGGCTCGGTGCTGGTATTGATGGGCAGTTCGGAGCAAAAACGGCGGCGGCAGTAAAAGCCTTTCAGTCTCAAAACGGTCTATCAAGTGATGGAATTATAGGCCCTGCGAGTTGGGGCAAATTAATCGGATAGGGGGTATGACATATGGAGCCGATAGTAGAAACACAGGCACAGATAACAGCTACCGCGGTAGCGGCGGCCGTTAGAGAAACAGCGGCCGCGGTAGCAGTGGCCGTCAGAGAAACAGCAACAGCAGCAGCAACGGTCAAGGAAAACGAAAGCAACTCGGCATTAACCGCAATCGAAGTTTTGAAATCAGAAATGAAAGAATTAAAAGGCCAGTTGTCCGAATTGAAAGATACGTTCAAAGAAATTTTTGCAAAACTCGATGAAATAAACAAAGGGCGCCCGTCTTGGGCAGTGACAGTGATTATAACCATTTTGTCAACTTTGTGCGGTAGTTTAATCGTATATTCGGTTTTACGCTAAAAAATACTTAATTTAAAAAAGGAGAAAAATCATGTTAAACATAATTTTAAACGCATTAGCAACTGCATTTGTAGCCATTCTTTTGGCGGTCATATCCTTTGTCGGAGCAAAGACGGTTTCCTTTATTGAGCAGAAGAAAGAGGCTCTAACCGTCAAAATCGGAGCAGATACATACAATAAAAACCTTGCCTTTGCAAAGTCAGCATGGAATATTGTTGATGAGTATTTCCGCATTACCCCCACGGCCGAGAAAACGCTTGATAGTACTGCAAAAATGTTTACAGATGAAATGAAAAAGTTTGTACCACAGATTACGGACGCGGATATTGAACAATTAAGACAGGCAATCGCAGGAGAAGTTAATCAGGGGAAATCCATCATAGTAACCGGTTTCACAGCTCCGGCAGTCGCGTCCCCTGCACAGGTCGTTCCGGCAGAAACCGTTACCACACCTGCACAGTAATTTCGGCCACAAAACACGCCATACTTAAAGCCCCGCTTCCGTTTGGAGGTGGGGCTTATTTTTTATGTTGCCTAACTCTTTTGTTCTCTCACTAGTTTTCTTTCAGCTTTTTTTATCTGCCAGGGCAATTCTCCCGCTTTTCTTTTTCTAATCGTTTCAGCGGTTCTTGCTTTTGCAATTTCATAATTTGTTTTAGATTTCTCATGCATTGCCTTTGCTCTTATATTCATTTCTTCCATATCTTTAGAAAATTGCTCCGATTTAGATAATACTGGCACAATACTATCGGAATTTATAATATCGTCTTGCTTGCTTTGCAATTGGTTATTGCCGCATATAGGGCATGATTTTTTCTTCATAATAAAATAAATAACGTAAACTATGCCGCCGACAAGCCAAAGACAATTAATTATAAACCAAACAATGCTGAATTTTTTAGTAGGCATAACGTTTTGATGGCACGCTGCACAATATTTCATAAATTTTCCCTCTTTCTTAATACCATTATATATCGGCGGTTTTGTTTGTAAAGAGATATTTAAAATTATAGCATTACTTTAATGTCCAACGATGACACGTTAGATATAAAAATAATCCGGTTAAACTGCGGGTTCGATAATCGGGGGCTTATCATTTACGAGTAATACTTTTTTTATAAGCAATCGAGCGATTTCTTTTTTCTTTTCGAAACTGAGATTGTCGAAATCCTCACTTGGCACTTGCATAATTTGGGAAACCTTATTATCTGACATATCTTTTAAAATCTGTTTTTTTCGTTCATCAAGTTTTAATATGCGTTCGTTAATGTAAGCTGCAGAAGTTATCCCAACATCTTCAATGCTGTCTAAGAGATTTGATATTTTCCCCTCTACGGATAATAATTCTGATTTTAAACTATTATCTTCCTGCTTAATTTCAATGGGATGCTCCCTTAATTCAACCAACTTATTTTGGATATATTCAGCAACAAAAGGCTCGATATCCGAAACATGAACATCTTTGTGTTTTGCTGTACATATCTTTAAATTGCTTTTACCGGTACAATTAAAAAATATATATTTACCGCCGTCCGAATTAATTACTCTCATTGAATAACCGCAATATCCGCATTTGACAAGACCGGTGAGCCACGAGTATTGACCGGTTCCTGAGTTTTTAACCTGCTTGTTGCTATCGAGTTTTTCCTGACATAGCAAGAACATATCGGCGGCTATAATCCCGTCGTGATGGGCGACTGCGACCAAATGTTCTCCAAGGTTCGTATATTTATTTAGGTTGCGGTCACGCTTTCCAAAAAGCCACAGTCCCTTTACGCCAACAAATTCTTCGACTTCATTGTACATAATTAGACCTTTAGTTTTGTAAAAGAAGTAAACATCTGCATTTGCCTTGACATATAACGGATTGTGAAGAATGCGGCTTATGGAAACACTGTCCCATGTTTTGCGCTGAATTCCAGGTATATTCTCTTTAACCAGACATTCGGCTATTTTCCCCAAAGACATGCTAGTATAGGCATACTTTTCAAACATATCCCTAACAATCTGTATGTTTTCATTCGGCGTAAGCATAGACGCAATTTTGCCCTCTATGGTTGTTTTAATTATATCGAAGCCAAAGGGCGCGGGGCCTCCTAAAAATGCGCCCCTTTTTGCCCTTTGATGATAATTGTCTTTTACACGTTCTGCTATTGTTTCTCTTTCCAACTGCGCAAAAACCATAATAATGTATATCATTGCTCTGCCGACTGGGGATGATGTATCAAACTTTTCGTTGACTGAAATAAACTCAACGTGATTCTTATTTAGCATGTCCCATATGCGCCCGAAATCGTTTATACTGCGGCTTATTCTGTCAAGGCGGTAAACTATGACCCTGCTGATCTCTGCACTCTCTACGGCTTGCATGAGGGCTTTAAAAGCAGGGCGGTCAATGTTCTTACCTGAATACCCTTTATCTTGAAATATTTTTGGCTCTTCGTTACATTCTTTGCGGCATAAATCAATTTGCCCCTCTATACTTATGCTGTCCTTTTTATCAATTGACTGCCGGGCATAAATAGCGTCCAAAATATCACCCCTATTTACTGTATGAAAAATAGAAAATTCTCTTGAAATTGGCTTTTAAAAAGAATATAATGGCAATAATAAATAGGAACATCGTTCCCTAAGAAAGAAGAGCAAAAATAATGGGCAATACCGCGCGACCACTAAAACATATTACATATTGGGAATTTCCGGACAGATTTAAATTAGTCAAATTAATTACCGAAGGGGGAATTGAGTATATAAACACTAACTTTGCTTTTTATGTTCCTCAATCATCTGGCGAAGAATTTCAGCATCTTCCTTTGACAGCCCTGTAAAACCTTCCATAACTTCTGCTGTAGCTGTTTCCGACAATTCGGGGATGGCTACTTTTTTTATGCCCAAAATCCAATCAGCGGAAATGTGAAAAAATTCTGAATATTTTACAACGGTATCGGTATCGGGCGTGTTCAAATCTTTCTCGTAAAAGCTTATCATTCGCGCACTTTTCCCGATTTTACCACTTAATTCAGTTTGAGAAAGTTTTTGACTTTCCCTTAATTCTTTTAATCTTAGTCCGATTTTCATGTTTTTCATTCTCCTACAATAATACTACTAAAAATTTAATAAATGATGTAAAACCACTTGACTTCGTTAAAATATAGTAGTAACATTGTACTTGTTAGTAATACAGTTACCAAAATATCAAAAAGTCAGGAGGGATAATATGGAGTTTTTGAACAATATCAAGCAATGCCGGCTCGAGGCAAGGAAGACGCAAAAGCAATGTGCAGATTATTTGGGCGTCACACAAAAGGGCTACGCATGGTATGAAACGGCAGACAGAATTTATTACGATGTACTCGCAAGATTATCACCATTTTTTAACGTTAGTATCGACCACCTCATCATTACTAAATAGTGATTTGTTTGCAATATAGTAATAATACTTCTAATGCAAGACATTGTCAACAGTCCAAGGTGAAATAATCCAAAATATGTCACAATACATCAAAACAGGAGAATTCGGTAGTAAATTTTGGCTATATCGTTGAATCCAACAACAAGTACAAACCGTCATGCATACACATTAACGAGGTGATTTCATGAGAGAGGGCAAAGCAATAATTCTACCGCTTAAAATGACGGCGAAAGAAAAAGAGGCAAAAGAAAAAGAAGTAATCCGCAAACTGTATGAAATTATGAAGAAATAAAATCAAGCGCCTAACCATACATAGACAAATAGGAAAGGAAATAAAAACAATGGCAAAAGAATTAGAAATTAACATTGATGGCACAGATCTAAAATTTCAATTAAACGATATCGAGTCTCAACTCATACGCATAAAAGACCTTTGCGGAGAAATCGAAGATGCGCCATTGATGGTTCAAAGACTTGATGTTAAACCCGGAGATAAGGTTATATTTCAAATTGATCAAGTGCTATCTGAACAAGCTTACAAAAAGGTGAAGGAATCCTTGAAAAGGTTCCTTGGTGAAGGCATAACGCCAATTTTACTTGAGGATGGCATGCATATTAAAACCGTCCTATCGCAGTTTGAATAATTTTCACAATTTCCCCTCGCAACAAATCAGAAAGGAGGTGGAAAAGATGGGAGCAATAGAAAAAAAGTTTGAACGGCTTGAAAAAGAAATAGCCGAGTTACAAGCAGCAACTCGGCCAGAGAAGATTAGAAGAATTGCAAACGAAGAAATCGGAGATTTGCTTAGTTGGATTGCTGAAAAGGCCGCAATAGACGTATACGAAGAAAAGATTGAAAAATTAGAACTTTAAATCTTCTTCGCCGTAAATGCCGCCCTGTGTCTTTGGTCTGATGCCAGTTTTTCGCTTAATGACTTTCGTGACCCGGTATCTTGCTCCAAGTTTTTAACGGTTACATTTGAAGCGGTAGCGATTGCTGATGCTATAACATCAAGTAATTGCTGATTGGTAAGTTTTTCTTTGTCTAAACATCCGAATTTTCTCATTCCATCAGTTATGTAACCGTCAACATCTTCTTTTTTAATCAAAAATATCCCCTCCTTTCGCCAACATTTTACATCATTCTGGCGAAAAGCACAATAAAAAAAGCACCGCGCTAACGGTGCAAGCAAAGAACTTAGTACAAAAATCCTAACATCAAATCTACACCGCTATTATAAGCGGATTTGAAAGGAATGTCAATAATGAACGAATTAGTTTTTGAAAAACAGGACAAGCCAATGACCGACAGTTTGAAAGTGGCTGAGTATTTCGGGAAACAACATAAGCGTGTTTTACAGGATGTCAGGGAGCTTGAATGTTCAGAGGAATTTAGAGAGCACGGTTTCGTGCCGTCGAATTATTTGAGTGAGCAACACCACAAAGTTTTTAAATTTAATATTACCTTCGATGCGTTCATGTTCCTTGCAATGGGATATCACGGGAAGAAAGCGGCGGCACTCAAAGAAGCGTACATAAAAGAGTTTAACCACATGGGCGACTTCATCCATCAACTCGATACTGCCCGTCTTGAATTCCATGACTTGGCCGACGCAATAAAAGAAGCCCATAAAGACGATTATCACAATTATCACTTTTCTAACGAACTGGATTTGATAAACCGTATTGTCCTCGGAACATCAACGCGCAAGTTTAAAAAGGAACACGGAATTGAAGCAAACACCATCAGGCCGGAACTGACACCTGATCAACTTTCAGGGGTAATTAAATTACAAAGGCTTGACATTGGATTGCTTATAACTACTCCGGAATACGAAGACCGCAAGCAGATATTGAGTAAATATTATGGGCGTATCCGGCAACTGGCAATAAAGGGGTGAGATTGTGATGGACACCCTCATTAGTGTAAAGGACGCAGCTGTGCAGATGGGAATTGCGTTTCAGACCCTGCAAATGGCTCTAAAAGCAAAGCTGTACCCTTTTGGAGAGGCAATACCTTGCAAAAACAGATACAGGTACATCATCATCCGCACCCGCTTTGAAGCCTACATGTCAGCGCAGGATATGCTGCCGGTCAGGATGGTATAGGACAAGCAGTAAGAAGGTGAAAAATATAGAGACGAAAGAATATTCCCCACCACTTGATAAAGGAATTAAGCATGAGGTCGAAATTCTTGTTGAGGGCGGGATTGAAACTTACGAATCATGTGAGGGCGGTAAGGGGCATTGTTATCCAGAACCTACAGTAAGATTTTACGGGCCAAGAAGCGAGGGCTTCAAAGCGCTTGCAATTGCACTGCAAAACGATTTAAAACCCTCTGCTCTCAGGCGCTTCTGGAACATCATTGATGGCGAACCAGATGGCCCTACTTGGGAAATGACATTTACCCACCTTGACGGTTAGATAATAATTATTTCCCCGCTTTGTCTAGTCCTGCGCATTCATCACATAGCTTTTTGTTACCGGTTCCTTGCCTTAGGTTTTCTTTTTCGATGTTGTTTCCGGTATTGCAATTAGTGTTGTCATGATGCACGTTTTCCTTTATGGAATACCAAGGTGATTTTTTAGGCATAATTACGCCTCCTTTCGACACCATTCTACATCGAAAGGGAAAATAAAACAATAAGGACAAGCAACACAGCGGCGAGAATTTGAAAGGAGAGATTTAATTGTATCACGGTCAAGGAGCGGCAAACGCAAAAAAGGGATACGAACGGTATACGAGCGAGCACCGCAGAAACGTAAACAAAGCGAGACATATTGAAAAGCAACTGAAATTTACGCTTAAACAGCAGGCAAAACGCGCCGTAAGATTAGCGGCGGCGAGATAGGAGAAATATGAGAGATATTAGATTTCGTGGTAAAAAACTTGATAATGGGGAATGGGTTTATGGCGATTATTGTGATTGCAGAAAACTTGATAACACCGTTCAGATCAGATGCTGGGTTGCTAAACCTGAAAACTATTATGCGAGTTACGACGTTGACCCCTCCACAGTCGGGCAGTATACAGGCCTCAAGGGCAAAAACGGCAAGGAGATTTATGAGGGGGATATTATAAACGGTTTTGACCACGAGCCGACGCCGTACCTCATAAAATACGGCGACGACGCTGGTTTTTATGGCGAAACCGCTCCTTACAATGGGATACTAGGAGCAGGAACGCAAACAGTTTCATTGCTCAATGCTCCCGATTGGGTGAATATCTTAGGCAACATCCACTCGAACCCCGAACTTTTAAAGGAGGAATAAAAATGTTTGAAAAAGAAGAGTTTGAACCCGACGACCCTAAAACATACGAGCACCTCTACACGGTGAGCGGCGTGCAGATTGAGGCAGTAAAGCGAGCAATGGAGAGACATTCCGAAATAGCCAAATCTGCTATGCAATATGCGCTTGAATTGCTGAGGTTGCCGTCATGATACCGTTCCCTGATAAAAAGTACAGCATCATTTATGCTGACCCACCGTGGTCTTACAGGGTTTGGTCTAAAAAGGGCGAGGGCCGGTCAGCGGAAAGTCATTACCATACCATGCGCAAAGAGGACATTTTTAATTTACCCATGTTGGACATAACTGATAAGGATTGTGTTTTATTTCTTTGGGTGACATGTCCGTGTTTAGAGCAAGGGCTTGAAACCATAAGGCACTGGGGGTTTACATATAAAACAGTCGCTTTTACATGGGTCAAGCGCAATAAAAAGGCTTTGAGTTGGTTTTGGGGCATGGGGTACTGGACGAGGGCAAACACAGAATTATGCCTGCTTGCAACAAGAGGACATCCAAAACGCGTGTCCGCCGCAGTGCATCAAGTCATAGATACTCCGGTTGAAATCCACAGCAAGAAGCCCGACGAGGCAAGAGAACGCATCATAAGGCTCATGGGAGATATTCCACGCATAGAACTATTTGCTCGGCAACGTGTAGATGGTTGGGATGCGTGGGGAAATGAGGCAGACAAATGTTAACCGCAGTAATTCGCATCCTGCTCATGTTCGGCATACCGTTTACAGCGCTATCTTTTGGCGGCTACATAATTCAAAACCCCAAAAGCAAAGCCGCACAAGCCCTGCAAAGGCTCGTACGGCGCATAAGAAAAATACTGTTTATATTTTAAGTCAAAAAATCAAAAATGTAAAGGGGAATTAAAATGAACAAATGTTATGACTGCATATATCGTGGCAATGTTTCTGGGGATGCTCATTCTTGTTGTCGTTATCCTAAAAATGAAACCGGAATGTTTGACTTATTTAGTGCTCAAAATATGAAAAATTCAAGGAAATTAAATATCAAAGGTGACCCTCACGGTGTACGCATGGGTTGGTTTATGTGGCCTACTAATTTTGACCCAACATGGCTGATAAACTGTGACGGATTTAAAGCGAAGGAGAATTAGAATGTTAGAAAAAGATGTAAAGATAGGCGATAGGGTTGTGCCGCATTCAAAGACGGCTTGTGGAAGTAACAATTTATCTGAAAGTAATGCGTGGAATCACCATGGAGGAAAGGAGCAGGGGTTTCTTTATGTTTCGGTTCGTTGCTACCCACATGGTGAATTTACATTATCTGTTGAGCAATATAATTCCGGCGATTTCTTTAACGCCTCTGACTTCGAGCCCTACATAGAACCAGCCAAAGACAACGACTTTCAAGCTATGTTCGTCAATGGCAACAAAACAATCGTATATCTCGCCGGAAAGCGCAAAGGCGTTTCAACCTGTTCCCCCTCAGATACATTCGACCCCGTGAAAGGCGTTGCACTGGCTTACATGCGGGCTTTAGGTCAGACGGTGGATGATATCCGCATTGAGATTAACCCCGCTAAAACGGAGGACACGGCGCAGGAGAGCAAGCCTACAGAGGACAAGCCCTTGACGTTTGAGGTGGGGGAGATGGTAAAATTCCGTGAGGATTTAATTGACGGCAAAAGGTATGATGGCATAACTTATTTTGACAAAATGAAAAACGATTTGCCTAAAACCTTTGCTTTACCGAAGTTTAATGCCGTAAGAGACTGCCGTCTTAATGGTTGGGTCTTTCCCTTATGCGTGCTCGAAAAAGTCCCACAACCCACAAACCTTGAGGTTATCATCAACGGCAAAGAATGGATGCCCAAACCATGAGTCAGGACTTTAACCGCGCGCAATCCACCTACGAGAACACAATGCCGCCCCCTGCACGTTGTTTATACGGATTTTACATAGGAGACAGGGTAGCAGTGATAAAAAGAAACTTTTCCGATTTTGGCTTTGAGGGCGTTATCAAGGGGTTTGACGAGGGAGTTTTAAAAGTTGAGATTGAGGGCGACACCATGAAATGGGTTGATTGGTTGTCGCCAGAAGATTTGAGGAAGGTGTGAAATGGCTAAGAACGGCGTTGACTATTACACAGATGGCACAGCAACCGTCACGGTGCATTTCCCGGAGGACAGAACGGTATGCCAGTATTGCCCCTACTGTAGAAATGAGGACAGTCTGAAACGTTGGAAGTGCTTACTGACGGATGAATATGTTTTATATCCGTTTGTGAGTGTTGGGAACAAATGTCCTATTATTTTTGAGGAGGTAAAAAATTAAATGGCAATACCAGTTTTAATTATTGGAAAGTCGGGTTCGGGCAAAAGCGCAAGTTTAAGAAATTGCACAGAGGGCTTTAATTTAATAAAGGTTTTAGATAAACCCTTACCGTTCAAAGGAACAATACCAAACGGAGTATCTGATAACTACATAACGATTATGAAGTGGCTTAATGGAGCAAAAGAAAAGTCTTTAGTGATAGATGATGCAGGGTATTTAATCACTAACCATTTTATGAGGGAACATGCAAGCACTGGCAAGGGCAACGGAGTATTTGCCCTTTATAACGACATAGGGGATAGTTTCTGGAATTTAATTCAATTCGTCACCACTAAACTTCCTCCTGATAAAATCGTTTATTTGATGATGCACGAAGAAATAAATGATTTCGGAGATATAAAACCTAAAACAATAGGAAAAATGCTTGATGAAAAAGTGTGCGTTGAGGGGATGTTTACAATCGTTTTAAGATGCACAAGCGACAGTAGCAAGCATAAATTTATCACTCAATCAGAGGGTGGAGCGGTTAGCAAATCACCTATTGATATGTTTCCTTTAGAGATAGACAACGACCTTAAATTTGTTGATACAACAATTAGAGAATATTGGAATTTAAACAACACAAAAAATGAAGGAGAAAAACAATTATGAACGAACCTAAAGGATATAAAGAAGCACAGGCATACGGAGATTATACGCCGCTTGAACTTGGCGGACATGTCTGCAAGATTATGAGCGTTGAGGAAACAACATCATCCACCGACAAAGAAATGCTAAAAATTAGCCTTGATATTGCGGAGGGCCCACAAAAAGGTTACTACTCGGAGCAGTACAGAACCAGCACATTTGAAAATAAAAAATGGGGTTGCATCGTCTATCAGCTTGCCTATGACAACGAGGGAAACACCAACAAGGGGCTGAAAACGTTTATCACGAGCGTTGAAGAATCTAATGCAGGGTACAAGGTAGTTTGGGGAAATACATTCTGCCAATCACTTAAAAACAAACTTGTCGGCGGCATATTTGGCAGAGAGCAGTACAAGAACAGGGACGGCGATCTCAAATGGCCAACCAAGTGCAGCCAGTTCCGCAGTGTTGAAACTATAAATAAAGGCGTTGAGATACCGGAGGACAAGCCTTTAAAAGGCGCAGCCAAACAACCAGAGGGGTTGCCGGAGGGATATACAGAGATAGGGTTGGATTCTGATCTCCCTTTCTAAATCAAACGCTATGGGCGGCTAATCCCGCCCGCAACAAGCCCAATAAATAATACAATACGTATAAATATGGTGGAGGAATGGGGGTGAACAACTACGGCAAGACCTAAGAAAAGCGGAGTAGATTATTTTTCACATGACACTTCAAGCGGCAAAACAATATTTACGCTCGAAAGTCAATACGGCAATGATGGTTATGCTTTTTGGTTTAAACTGCTTGAAATTATAGGCACTCAAAGCGAACATTATTACGATTGCCGCAACCCTGCTGACTGGTTATTCCTGATAGCCAAAACTCGTGTGAGCGAAGTTACTGCGACGGAAATACTAAATACACTGTCACAAGTCGACGCGATTGATAGTGAACTATGGCAGCAAAAAGTGATATGGATACAAAAGTTTGTTGACCGTTTGTGCGAAGTTTATCGCAAAAGAGGGTTAAATATCCCTCAAAAGCCGAGTATCTGCGACAGTAATGACAGCAGTGCTGATGTTTCCGTTGCAGAAAGTACACAAAGTAAAGTAAAGGAACTAAAGGAAGTAAAGGAAGCACCTATATCTGAAGATATATCGTGTCCGAACTTAAATTCGGACGTTCCTAAAAAGTTAAAATCTAAACCTGTTTTTGAACATGAGAGCAAACCCTACAGATTGGCTGCCGAACTTTTTAAGATGATATTGGTTAATAACCCTGATGCTCAAAAAAAGACGGAGGCACAATTACAATCATGGGCATACACTTTCGATTTGATGATACGGATTGACAGCCGAAAACCAAGACAGATTTACGATGTTATGTTTTATTCCCAGAATAGCGAGTTTTGGCGGTCAAACATTTTATCAGCTTCAAAACTTAGAGAACAGTATGACAAACTTAAAATGCAAATGGAGGACGGGCGCAAATGATTTATAATCTCGAAGCCGAGCAGTCTGTTTTAGGGTCAATCCTCATGGACGCGACCGGAGCATTGCCAAAAGTCATTGACGTTATTACCGCCGAGGATTTTTACATAGTGCCGCACAGGAAAATTTATACCGCAATGCTTGAAATGTATGCCTCGTCAAGTGCTATTGATTTTGTGACACTTTCCGGCAAACTCGGCAGTATCGACGGTGAAACGGCCGACAAATATCTTTTAACAATTTCTCAAATGGTTCCCTCAATCGCAAATGCCGGAGCTTATGCGGATATAGTAGCAAAATCGGCCAAGGTGAGAAAAGTACAAAGAATTTTCTCTGAGGCGGAATATGAGCCATTAACCATTGAAAATGTGGATGAAGTCGCTGAAAAAGTTATGAGTGGCTTGCATGATGAAACTACAAAACGCAGGACAGGTCTACAGTCCGTGAAATCTATGGCCACAGACTGGTACACCAATTTATTCAAAACCCGCGCGCAGAATCGCATAGATACCGGTTACGGTGACCTTGACGCAATCTTAAAAGGTATGTGGGACGGAAATCTTATTCTTTTGGCTGCGCGCCCCGGGATTGGAAAATCTGCTTTTGCGAGTGAAATAGCTAAGAATGCCGCGAAGAAAGGCAAAACAGTAGACTTTTATTCCCTTGAAATGGAAGAGGACGAACTTTTAGAACGCATGGTATCGGCCGAGAGCAGTGTTGACATGGACATCTTGATTGAGGGGGATTTAAAAAATCAACAGGATATAGCCGCAGTCGCGCAGGGCATAGACAGCATTTATAAACTGCCCTTGAATATATCGGACGATGCAAGTATCACGCCGTCACGAATTAGAGCGCAGTCACGCATGACGAAAAATCTCGGCTTGATAGTGGTTGACTATCTGCAGCTTATTCAAAGTGCAAAAAAAACCGAAAATCGCAATCAGGAAGTCGGAGCCATAAGCAGAGAGTTAAAACTCATAGCCAACGATTTAAAGGTTCCGATCCTTGCCCTGTCCCAACTCAACCGTGACATTGAAAAGCGCGGCAACAAGCAGCCGACAATAGCAGACCTGCGGGACAGTGGGGAGCTGGAGCAGAACGCAAATAAGGTGATGCTCATGTGGGAGATAAGCCCTGGCATTATCGCCGTGGATGTCGCCAAGAACCGGCGCGGGAGATTAGGGCAAGCGCAACTCATTTTTGATGGCTCACATATGAGATATAGCCAACTTGTCAAAAGCGATTACGTCAAACCAAAAAGGAGCGGCAAAATAAATTATGAAAACGAATTTGAGGACAAACCCGACAAAAAAGGAGCGTGGGAACACGATAGTTGAAAACTCTGCCTACATCCTCGAAGATGCCCGACTGCATGGCAAGCAAGGCGACTACAAAAACTACACTCAATATCGGTTTAGGATTTGCCTTTTAAACCTGCCAGCCAAAGAATACGAGCAAAACATTAAAAAACTTTGTGAGGTATTGGAACTATGAGGATTGCGGCAGAAAAGGCGAGAGGTGAGGGGAACTGAAATTCATTGACATGTTCTGCGGCATGGGGACAATTCGCATGGGGTTTGAACAAGCCGGTCATACATGTGTTTACTCCATTGAGTGGGACAAGCACAAAAGAAAAATATATGAGGTGATATTTGGGAATGAACCAGAGGCAAGCGATATTAGAGCAATTAGAGGGTCAGACTTACCTATTTCCGATTGCTGGACTTTCGGCGCACCTTGCCAGGATTTCAGCATCGCTGGACAGCGTTCAGGGCTTGACGGTGATAGAAGTTCCCTTGTCAGGGAAGTTTTTAGACTTGTCAGGGAGGTTGAAGAAAAATATCGACCCGAATGGCTGCTCTATGAAAATGTTAAGGGAATGCTGTCAAGCAATAAAGGACTTGACTACCTCAAAATACTCTATGAAATGGCCTCACTCGGGTACGATATTGAGTATGAACTTCTCAACAGCAAAGACTTTGGAGTGCCGCAAAATAGGGAAAGGGTCTACACTCTCGGGCATTCTCGAAGATACGGTGAGCGAAAAATATTTCCTATCTCCAGACAAAGCAATGAATATTCTACAATCGGCAAGTCAGCAGAAACCGCAGTTGCTCGAACTTTAATGGCTGGAGGACATAGTGGGGGAAATCATAGCGGGATGACAATATTAAGACAGCCTATTGCAATGTCACAAAACGATTGTATGCCCATTGACACAGCACGAACGCTCTGCGCGGCAGGGCCGTCTAAAGGCAGAGGGAAAAATCAGTATGTAAATGGTGTTTGCGAAATGGTTGAGCCACAAGTTAAACAAATAGGCAACGTAATGCCTACTGCAACCCGTGACAATCCGAATCAAGGCAGAGTTTACGACCCTGACGGATTGGCACCGTGCCTTAACAAGATGGAGGGCGGAGGCAGAGAGCCGCTGATACTGCAAACCGCTCACGGATATAACAAAGGCGGAATAAAAGACATAGCGCCATCGCTTACAAAAAGTAGCTGGCAAGATAATAATCACTTATTGCGAAATTCTCGCATCCGCCGCCTAACCCCAAAAGAGTGCGGAAGATTGCAGGGAGTTTCAGACTACATAACAGATAAATTAATTGAGGCAGGTATATCAGATACACAATTATATCGCGCATTTGGTGATGCATGCACGGTCAATGTTATCTATGAGGTTGCAAAGCGTATGTGACCCCTCCACAAGCCCCACCACCATCCCAGCAAGATAAAAGCATGGAACTACACGTTTGGAAAAGGACAAGGCTGTAGCGCCCCACAGAGGGCAGAGAGGAAAGATATGAAAAAGGTCTTAAACATCAGAAGGATATCAAGGGGCAGAGCATTAAGAATAGCATGGGAGTTTGTAAAACTGGCGTTTTACCCAATGATGGGCATAGTCAGGCTTGAAACCAACGACAATTTCGACGAGGCAATCTTTACATGTAGCGATGAATTTATTAAGCACATAGAAAAAATCAAATTGGAGGCTGAGCAGGATGGAAACAATAACAGCTTTTAAATGCGATTACTGCGGCAAAATCCGAAGAACATTAAAAGGCATTATAAATCATGAAACTCAATGCTATAAAAATCCGAATTCATTGAATTGCTATTTATGCGCAAGTGCCGACATTGATGACGGACCATATTGCAAATGCACCGAAAAAGACATAACTGAAAACATAGCATCTAAATGTGCTGAATACATTAACTGCCATAAAACCATTTTTGAGAGGTTACGAAACGAGGTAGATGCAAAGTATGAAATAGATTTGGGGGGACTTTTGGAATGACTAATTTTGAGGTAATAACTGAAAGCCCTGATATATTAGCGCGAGAAGTCAATCTCATGCATCATTGCGACCCGGTATGGCAAAAGGATTTTTTAGATTGGCTCAAAAGTGAAAGGAAGAATGAGGATGAATGAGGAACTTAAAAGGTGTCCCTTTTGCGGAGGAAAGGCTGAACTGAACCATTATCCAGACGATGGTTATCTGCCATTATGCACGTCATGTGATGGCATGATAGAAAAATGGTTTGAAACAAAAGCCGAGGCCATTGCCGCATGGAACCGCAGAACGAAGGAGGGCACAAATTGACCTATAGCAAATATCACGCAAAAAAGACCGAGATTGACGGGATTGTGTTCGACAGCAAAGCAGAATCAGCACGGTATCAGGAATTGAAACTGCTGGAACGAGCGCACCAAATCAAGAATTTACAGTTACAAATACCGTTTGAATTGGTACCGAAGCAGTCAGGCGAACGGGCGGTTAAATACATAGCAGATTTTGTATATTCTGAGAGTGGCGAAACCGTCGTTGAAGACTGCAAGGGCATGAAAACTAAAGAATATATCATCAAGCGGAAGTTGTTCAAACAAAAATACCCTGAGTATATATTTAGGGAATCGAAATAGGGGGGAAAAAGCAGAATGACGGAAAGACTTGACGAAATCCGCGAGAAGTCGGAAAAAAGTGAACCATTTTCATTTGAACATTGCGATGATTGGGCGGACATTGCTTACTTGTTGGAGCAACTCACCGCCATGCAGGAGGAAAACGCCGAGTTAAAAAAAGACAATCAAAGGGTAAAGGACGTGTATGGGGATGAAGTTAAATCTCATAGCCAATATACAGCTGAACTTACCACAAGACTTTCCACAGCAATAATTGAGTGCGCCGAGTCGAAAGAAGATGCAGAGCGAGATTATGACACCTATACTAACATGGTAATCAAATTGGCAGAAGAAAAGCAGCACAACGCCACCCTCACAAAGGCGCTGGAGATGATGCTAAAACCACAAATAGAAAATTCTTGCCCGTCAAAAGATTTCAAAGTGGCGGTTGGATGCCCTCAAAATTACGACCTTGAAATGTGCAATAAATGCTGGATGGACTATACACTCAGCCAAACCCTCGCCATCAACAGCAAGGAGGGGGAACAGGGATGAGAGAAGTCAGATATTTTTGCTATGGTATTATTGCAATGGGAATTTTAACTATTTTAACTATATTAGCCAATCATTTTTTTAAGTAGGAGGCCGACCATGGATAAAATGCAACCAAGCGAGATTGCAAAAATATTGGGTGAGATGCTTGAAGCCATACGATTAACAGTCAAGGAAAAGAACGCTCTCCGCGCTGCCACTGAGATAGTCAGAAATCATGATGTTGTGCATGCGGAGTGGATTAAAGCGGGCAAAATATCGTGCAGATGCGGTGCATGTAATTACCTTCCTATCGAAAATGAAAATTATTGCCCGAACTGCGGCGCAAAAATGGGCGAACGAAAGGACGGTATTGAAAAGTGATTAATATATTTTGGCTTATTGCAGATATCCTTTGCGCTGCTAGTTATTTAGCATGGGCAATTATTCTCATGTTGCAAAATAAGCGGCTCAAAGAGCAAAACGCCACCTTGCAAAAGTTACTAAATGAAATAGTGGGGATGGGTAAAAAGGACGGTGACCCCAATGTCTGACATCCTATCCCGCCTACAATCAGCCTACCAGCGCAATCCTGCCGAGGTGCTTAATTTATTGCCTGAGTTTTTTGACAGCGTGGGGAAAATGGTGTTTGAGTTGCCGTGCGAGGTGGGAGATACCATCTATGAGATAGACATGCCTGAGTATGGAGTAATTGAGTGCGAGGTTACACACGTGTCGGCATTTAGCGGATATTTATGCGGAGTAAAGCAAAATGGAAAGGCGCAAGGCATAGTTGTAAATGTAACGGTTATAAAAGGCCACGGCATAAGCTCAACATATTACTTTGAACTAAATGACTTTGGCAAAACCGTCTTTCTCACCGAGCAAGCCGCAAAAGATGCGCTGGAAAGGGGCAAAGGAAATGACAATTGAAAAGGCGATAGACACGCTTAATAAATATTACGATAGCGTGTTGCTGAAAATACACATTGATTTCTTGCAAAATCCTAAGAAATATCAAAACGATGGAGTGCCTAACAGCTTTATTCGTGAGGCGGAGAGTGTAAGACTTGCGCTGGATGATGCTATTCAGGCCATGATAGAAAAATCAGAACGTGAGAAAAACGGATATGACACATGCACATTGCAAGGCCCTTGCGAATATCAAATTTGCGGTCGAAAATTGGAGGCACCGAATGAGTGAAATTACAGCGAAACAAGCTAAAGCAATCATAGAAAGCAACTGGCCTCCTGAAAGTTATACGATGCTGCGTGAAGCTTTAAACCTTGCCCTCACAGCCCTCGACCAGCTGAGGTGGAGGGACGCGGAAAAAGAGCCGCCAAAGTATACCGGCGATTATAATGTGGTTTGCAATGTGGGAAGCATGCTCGGCGGATACACAACGGTACGCACATATAGATTTGAGCGAATTCCCGGGAGAGAACCAAAATGGTACATACCAAATCGACCCGATGAAGTTGTGACAATCACCCATTGGCTTCCTCTTCCCACGTCGCCGGAGGTGAGAGAATGACAGAAGATGTTAAAAACGGATTAATTGAGGCAGTAACCAGACACACTTCAACAATCAGAAAAGGATGCGTACACTGGGCAGGAGTAGCGCATGAAATGACTTTATGCGGTTTAAGTTTAACGCCTAATCAATGGAAATCACGGTATAGAAGCATGGTGGGTTTAGCTCATAAGGCAAGAGCAGAAAAACGGAGGGATGCTAAAACGGTGAGCGAAATTAGCACAAGTGAAAAACCTATAGAAAAGCCTGAAAAAATTGAAGTGGTGCAGAATTTTGAACCGACAGAACATAGCGCAATTTGGAAAGGTAATCAGCGGATCCGCTTCGGGCTGATGGGCGACACCCACATAAATAGCAAATTCACACAGATTACATATCTGCATCAGTTTTATGATGAGTGCAAGCGTCAGGGAATAACGCATGTCTACCACACAGGCGATATTGACGAGGGCGAGCAGATGCGGCCAGGGCATCAATACGAGTGCTACACGCAGGGAGCGGACGACCACGTAAAAGAAATATGCCGAGTATACCCGCAGATCGACGGCATAAAAACGCACTTTATCATAGGCAACCACGACAGCTCAATAATTAAAAGATGCGGATACAACATCGGGCTGACAATAGCAGACCGCCGCCCAGACATGGAGTATTTAGGGCAGGACTGCGCAATCGTCAAGCTTACGCCTAACTGTTTGTTGGAGCTGCGTCACCCCTGGGACGGAAGCGCCTATGCAATTTCATATAAGCCTCAAAAAATCATGGATGCAATGGCCGGAGGCGAGAAAAGTAATATCTTAGCAATCGGGCATTATCACAAAGCCGAGTATATATTTTATCGCAATATCCATTGTTTTCAAACCGGTACTTTTTGTGCTCAAACTCCATTTATGCGCGGGAAAGGTTTGGCGGCTCACATGGGCGGCTGGATAATAGATATTGATGTTGACGAGCGCGGATTTATACAAAAAATCATACCACAGTTTATACCGTTTTATGTGGCTATTGCGGATGATTACTTAAATTGGAGGGCGTAATGGAATTAAGTCGTGAATTAGTAAAAGACAAGTTATATTTTATCAGTCACCCACTTTTTACATTTGGCGATCCTGACAAAAACAGGAAAGATGCAAGGCTGGTAGAGTTGCAATTGGACAACATGGGGATATATACCATCAATCCACTATCGATAATCCCGCCGAACACGCCGGAACCAAAGGCAATGGAAAAGTGCGGCTATCTGTTAAGGGCCTGCGATGGGATAATCCTTTGTCAGGAATGGCGAGAATCAACGGGTTGCCGGCATGAAAAAATATTAGCTGAAAAGTGGGAACTTGAAATTATAGAAGTGGAGGGCTGAACCATGACAGACATTCAAGCCTATAAATGTGAACTCAAAACAGGTGCTAAAATCATTGACTCGGCTGTATTTAACAACGTTACATATCACATCAAGGACAATCTGATTGGCATTGACGCAGGTAAAAACGGGCGGTTGGCAATACCTGAAAATCAGTTAAAAAAGCTGCTGGATGAATGGAGCGAAGTTTACCAAGTGCATTGTGAGGTGGATTGATGCCAAATAAACGTGACATAAAACTTGACGAATACAATATCTCAAAATGGGCCTACCGCGAGCTATCTAATTTCTGCCTCCAATATCCCGAGAAAAAGCAAAAGCTTTTAGATATGCGCAACCCTTTAAAAGCTCAGCAATACTCGGACATGCCACATGGCAGCGGCGTGAGTGACCCCACGGCAGCGGCGGCCATAAGGGCGGCGGCATTAGCCAAAGATACAGAGATAATAGAGCAGACGGCGATAGAGGCGGATGTGGGGATATATCAGTACATAATCTTAGCGGTAACTCAGCAGGGTATCAACTATGAGATTTTAAGGGCTTGCAAAGACATCCCATGTGGCAGACGATATTTTTATTTACGCCGCAGATTATTTTTCTATCTGCTGGCGAAGAAAAGAGGGATGATTTAAATTGGAAAAGCTTACATGCTCTATTGAGGAAATGGCTGAGTTGTTAGGCATTTCAAAGCCCACGGCGTACAAACTTGCAAATTCAGAAGGCTTTCCCTTATTAAAAATAGGAAAACGCAAATTAATTCCTTTACAACGTTTTTTAGAGTGGGTCGACAAAAATAGTAAGGATAATTAAAAGGGTAACCGCAAGGACACACAAAGGGTATAAAATACTATTATTAAAAGCGTTCGAGAAATCGGGCGCTTATTTTTATACCAAAAGAGGGCGCCGCAATGAAACCGTTTTCTCCCTGCGAATTATGCGAACCGGCTGAAAAACCGTTATGCTTATGTCAAGACGAATGCCATTTAAAGCGGAGGCATTGCGATAACGTGGAATGCTTTAATAACACGAAGAGCCATTGTAACAACCTAAACATAGAGGTTGTGAAATGCAAGTGGTATAAAAATGGACAGTAAACATCCGCATTATAAGCCTGTTTGGGACGAGTATCTATTTGACATGATTTGCAGGGATGCTGATAAGTACTGGAGAGAGTGGCGGAAAAGGAGAAATCTTTATGATAACCGAGCAAAAAGAGAAAGCAATAACGCGCCTTTTAAAAGGTGATTATATAACAGATATTTGTAAGGATGTCTGTGTTTCAAGGGTGACGCTTTACGCATGGAGAAAAGACCCTGAATTTATCGCAGAACTCGAAGCACGGCGTAAGGATATAGTTAAAAGTGGTAATGATTTTATAGTAGCCAGAACTAACGGCTATCTCGAACAGTTAAATGAGTTAGCAATGCAAAGTGCAGATGCACGCACAAAGGCGTCTGTGCTGATGTATTTAGTAGATAGGTCGTTAGGCAAGACCGCACAGAGGTTAGAGTTAGAACCTATTGATTTAGCAAAGGTACCCACAAGGCAAGAGTTAGAAAGTGAGTTTGCAGACTTTAAGAATAAAATTATTATAGAAGATGATAACCCGCAGGAATAATGTGTAAAGGTGTTAATGGATGTCCCTATATAGAGTTAATACCCATATATAAATAAAGTTAAATATTATCTTCTAATTAATACGGATGGATGATGTAGAAGGTTTGTAACGGTAAATATGTGAGGGTAAAGTGGCTGAGGCAGACCTGAGTGCATACTCTCTACCCATCACCTATATAATGCATATATATACACTAATACTGCATACTTATACATGTATATATACAGATATAATTACAGTTAATCTTTATCTACTCTTAGCAACCGCATACCTATGCGATTAGTTGACTGTTTACTGACCTTATCTGATTTAGACAAAAGAACTATTTTGTATAGTACGATTGTATTTTTATCATAGGGGGCTCCTTCTTTTTGGGAGGTGGTGGGAATGCCCACATTCACCCCCATAATTATTTACAACAATTTCACAACTCATTAGTAATATATGCCAACACTCAACGGTACTTAAAACACCATTCTTACAATTTTTTATAATAAATTTTCAAAGCCTTTGCCCTTACGTAACTGGTTCTACTACGTATAGATAGGCCAAAACGGATATAACAGGTCGCAAAGCCTTATGCCGTAATGGTTTAGGGCTATTTTGACGTGGGACAAGAATGTCCAAAACTTTATCTAAGTAAAGCAGGTGGAATATGGAACAGGATAGTCATTTAATTGTAGATAGAGAAACAGGAGATTGCATCGGGGAGTTAAATCCAGGCGATAGGATTATCAGAAAAAAGATAATAGATGAGTTGCCCGACGACCCTGGCAAGATGCCTTTTTCAAATGGCGAATGGGGAAAGACTTATAATTCATCCTTGAATAAACTTGCACGACTTAATCTCACAGCAGCCGAATATAAGACCATCCTGCTATTTTTAACGCTTGTGCGGTTTGGCAGCGGCCTTGTGGCCTACGGTAATTATAAGCCGGTAAATATAGAATGGCTCGAAACTGAATTAAACATGTCAAACAAAACAACCTGCCGGACACTTCAAAAACTTTTAGGCCACCGCATTATCGCGCAGAGTTATTCAGGTGGGGAACGAATATATTTCTTCAACCCTTATATTTATCAAAAGGGCAGATACATAAACAAAACACTTTTCGAGATGTTTAAAAAATCTGAATGGGCAAAGGAGCTTAGAAAATGAACATACCAAACAAAGTAAAAATAGGCGGTTTGATATATGATGTGTCATCGTCAGACACTCTTTGCAGAGATAGCGATGCTTTAGGTTCAAGCTCCGGAAACAGGCAGAGTATTTTAATCGACTCAACGGTATCAAATCAGCTTCAAGAGTCCACTTTTATTCATGAGGTTATACATCAACTTTCATTTGTGCACCATTTGGAAATAGATGAAGATGGAACAGCGAGGTTGGAATCTGCTATTTACGCGTTCATCAAGGACAACCCCAACATATTCAAGGAGTAGATATGAACGAAGAGGATAAAAATAACCGCCAACTATTATATGCGGCGGTTTATCAGAGATATATAGAGGCAGGCGCCAACCCAATAGAAGCAACCACAGCTACTGAGGGAATGATATTCAAACACATCAATAATCTATTTGGATTTCAAGGTCTTGCTTATCAGATGGGCGAAATAAGTTTTCCATTTTTCTGCAAATACTTTCTTCAGGACACTTTCATCCCAAAGCCGAACAATGCCGCGCGCGAACTTGCGCCGGTGCACCTTGAGGTGTGGGACGAGCTCGACAGGATGTTTCTACAAGACGAATTCGACAAAGAAGAGTTTATACTCCCCAGGGGATGTGCCAAAACAACAATAGTTGACTTTGCGTTATCCGTGTGGCTGCACTGCTATAAAAAATCAACTTATACTTTAGTTTGCGGACGCACGGAGCAGGACAGCACAGAATTTCTTGCACAAACAAGACAAGCTTTTGAGGAGAATAAATATATCCTTGATGCTTTTGGGAAATTGGTAAATACAAAATTAACCGTCAACAAATTGGAACTTGAACTTTCCAACAAAACAAAAATACAGGCAATATCCTCCACCTCTTCAATGCGTGGTAAAAAGTATGACGGATGCAGGCCCAGCGTCATCATTGCGGATGATTACCAAGGCAGAATTGATATTATCACGCAAGAGGCAAGGGATAAAAAATATAACACCTGGATGGAAGACAGCGGCTACGCAGGAGATAAAGCGGTCTACCGTAAAAAGGTAAAGATTAAACAGGCAACAAAGTTTATTGTTTGCGGCACAATCTTGCACCGCGACTGTTTCATGAGTCGGCTTCTACTCAACAAAGATTATAAGCACATTTTGAAAAGGGCGGTTGATTTTGATGCAGACGACTTCTTCCACGCCGGACAGTGGGAAGAATTTCGTCTTATTTATTTTAACGATAAACTTCAAGACAGCGTTTCAGCCGCTAAAGAGTTTTACTTTCAGCACGAGCCAGACATGCAGTATAAAACCATCTGGGAAGATAAGTTTGACTGTTTAGATCTGGCGATAGATTACTACACCAACCCGCAGGCCTTTAAGCAGGAAATGATGAACGATGCTTCGAAGATTGGCGAGAAGTGGTTTAAAAGTAGCCGAGTTGATGATGATATTGAAAATCACACCTTTGCTAAAACAATGCTCTGCGTGGATCCGGCTTCAACGTCAACCCGCAATTCAGATAGTTTCGCTTTCCTTGTTGGCTCGCTTGCCGACAACGACTTTAAGTATGTCCGCAAGGGTGAACTCCTGAAAATGGACGCGAGAACTGAGTTTGACAAGTACATCGAACATATCATCAAACTTTTAAGGGATTATTCAGACATTACCTGCGTCTACATCGAAAAGAACACCTTCAACGGCTCTGATGCTAACCGTTTAGAGCAGTTTATAGAGGCCGACCCAATGTTAAGGGGCAGGGATTTAACCATCATCAATGAACCCACAAGGGCGAACAAAGACGACAAAATCGCAAGTTGCGTCGCGGATGTGAACAATGGCAGGATTATCTTTAATGCAGAGGACACAGATTTCATTCAACAGGTTATGGACTTTGCCGGGCAGGACTTTTCGCAGCACGATGACGCTCCCGACATTGTATCGGAGTTTGCAAATCGGATAAACGACATTGTTGTTATAGGGACAATTACATTCATGGAAAAGAAATTACTATTTTAAGGAGATGCAAGTATATGGATGAGCAATTGAACAATTTAAAATCCGGTGATGAAATTAAGTTTTCAGAAGATAGGCTATGGTTCAAAGTAGTTGGTAAAAATGAGCGATTTGTTATTGCAATTACCAAAAAGGTCTATAACGCGAATATCAGAAATAAGACGTGGTATTACACAATCATAGATACTGTTGAAAATATTCGTGGACGCGTAAACCTTATTTTTGAACTGTATGACTTTGAAAAGCAGAGTGATATTGATAAGGTTCTTTCTGAACTCGGCCCGCAAGGATGCCATGAAAATAAAGAAAAGGGATATTGGGAAGAAAGCGAACTGGCTATATCTTCTCGGAATTGCATATCAGCAAATATTTTAAAAATAAAAGCCGCTTAAAGCGGTTATTTTTATGCCGTTTAGGAGGCGAACCGCTTGTTTGATGTAAACGCAAACCGAGAGATATTGACAAAGGTAAAGCCTACTTTTCAGTAGGCTTTAGATAGTCTTTCAATATTTTATTTATCTGGCTGCTTATACTTCTCCCTTCTTCTACTGCAAACACTTTCAATCTTTCCAGTACTTCTTCATCAAGAGTTATCGCTATTTTGTTTTTCATATTATCACCTCAACGGTAGTATAACATATAATTAATGTATTGTAAAGTGTGATAAAGTATGATATAATATATATGAGGTGATGGAGATGGAAACAAAAGTATGTATAAGATGTGGAAAAGAGCTTCCAAAGACGGACGAATACTTTCAATCTACAAAATCTAATAAAGACGGGCTCCGTGGAGAATGTAAAGAATGCACTAAAGAACGGATGAAACAGTATTATGCAAAACATCAAGAGCTTTTAACTGAAAAAGCTAAGCAATACCGTAAAGATAACAAAGAGTATATATCCGAATGGAAAAAGGAATACGGAAAAAACAATGAGCAGTTAGTTGAGCATAAAAAACAATATTATCAAAACAATAAGAAAAAAATTCACGAACATAATAGTCGATACTATCAAGCCAATAAAGAAGCAACAATTTTGCGGAGCAAACAATATTATGAAACCAATAAAGAAAATATTATCAAATCAAACACAGAATATCACAAGCAATATCGGCAAGAGAATTCAGAAAAATATCGTATTCATTGCCAAAAACGTAGAGCAAAAATTCGCAAATTGCCCTACACTTTAACTCTTATACAATGGGAAGAAACCAAACTACATTTTGATAATAAATGCGCTTATTGTGGTAAAGAAGTGCCTTTGGTTCAGGAACATTTTATAGCACTTTCTAAGGGTGGAGAGTATACTCACAATAACATCTTGCCCGCTTGCAAAAATTGTAACAGTAGTAAAAACAATAAAGACTTTTTTCAATGGTATCTAAAATATAAATATTTCTCAAAGAAAAGAGAAAGATACATACTCGAATTTCTAAATTATAAAAATAAAATATAACAATTAGCACTTACTTTTCAGTAGGTGCTTTTTATTTGAGAGGGTGGTTGTCATTTTTGATATTAACAAGAACAAAGAGTTGCTGACAAAGGTAAAATCAAATTTTGAACTTCAATACCACGTAAACGTTAAGATGTACCTATATTACATGGGATTGACAGATACTGGAAGTAACTTTAATGCTTCATCTAATGGAAGTTATGACGACATCTATATAAACGAATTCAATTTGGATGCCGAGGGCGCGGGCAATTACAATTATGTGAACGACCGTTACGACCATCGCATCAACACGAATTTCATAAAAAAGTTTGTCAAAGAGGAAGTCAGTTACAGCGTCGGCAATGATATCACCTATACGAGCCATAAAGGTGACGACAAAATAATTGACCTGCTTAGAATATCAACCGCTCACTGGAAAGCCGATCACGACGCAACACTGGCAAAAAATATGCTAATATATTCAAACGCTTACGAGCTTTATTACATCGACAAGGATGCTCAATTCTGCGCGCGGGTTATTTCTCCCCGGCATGGTATTGCTTATGTCGACCCGTTCGATAATGTCATATTTTTTATGCATATTTTCAGAAAAGCCTACGAAGCCACAAAGCAATATATCGACATTTATACCGATAGTGAGATTATCCACTGCGATGATGTGTTTACGGAAATAAGCAGAACGTCCCACCCCTTTGGCTGCGTCCCTGTTGGCGTGGCTAATTTATCAGAAGAGGGATGGCTCGACAGCCTTTATAAAGACCTCAAGACCTTGCAGGATGCCTATGAAACCAATTTGAGCGACATATCCAGCGAGATTACCGAGTTTAGGAACGCTTATTTAATCCTCAATAACCTCGACTTGCAAGACGGTGACCTTGCATGGATGAAAAAAAATGGCATCATGAAAACTAAAAGTAAAGATGGTTCTGCTTCATGGCTTATCAAAACCATCAACGACACTTTCATCCAAAACACCCTCACAACCCTTGAAGATAAGATGTTTCAGATCTCTTGCCATATAAACAGCAACGAGAAAATGAGTGCCAACACTTCAAGCCTTGCATTGAGGGCCCGCCTCATATCCCTTGAAGAAAAATGCAAACTTAATCAAAAAGCCCTTGCGAATTGCGTGAAAACAAGACTGCAAATGCTCTTGATTTACATGAATGGCTTGAAAAACACATCTTACGATTATAGGGACATCAAAGTCAAGTTTACACCCAATATTCCGAGTGACGACCTGACAAATAGCACGGTTGTCACCGCTTTAGGCGATAAATTAAGCACCGAAACTGCCTTATCCCTATTCAGTTTCATCGACAACCCCGCAAATGAGGTCAAGAAAGCCCAAGCGGAGGCAAAGGCTAATAGCATAGGGGCAGGGCTTTTGAATCCTGCTCAGCCTCCTGCAAGCTCTCCGGCTATGCCGGATAAGGCAGCCATGATGGGGGCTAAGATGTGAATAAAGAATACCAATCATCCGTCGAACAAATTAAAATTGACGGAGAAAATTACGCAAACGAGGGAATGAAAGGCGTTTATCTGGAACAGGCGGCGGCACTTGCTGAGCTCCATAAAATCATAGGCAAAGTTTACATCGACTATGCCAAAGACGGTATGCTATCGCTGACAACAGCCGAAAAGGCCACAATCACTGCAAAGACCACTAAAACTCTAAAGGATATGGGGCTCACTCTGGGCAAGGGTGAGGTTGATGCGGTCAAAGGGATACTTGCCAATGTCTTTACGGACACATATTACAAGAATATTTACACCCTCGAAAGCGGCATGACTGTCAATCTAAAATTCAATATCCTCAAAAAAGAGTTTGTCGATGCTGCGGTCAATGCAAAATACAAAGGTGAATTGTTTAGTGACCGTATTTGGCTGAGTAAAGCCGATATGATTGACGCTCTACAAAAAAACATTACCGACGCTATGAAAGGTGACGTCACCATTGACAAAATTGGGCGACAAATACGAGATACTTTTAATGTGACCGCCTATGATAGTCAGCGGCTTGTGAATACGGAAGTTGCCCGTGTGCAGACGCAAGCAAGCGAAGACATGGGCAGAGATACGGGCGTTGTAGAGGTCATGTGGTCGGCAACGCTCGAAAATAACACATGCGACGAGTGCGCGGAGCTGGACGGGCAGACGTATCCTATTGACGACGCGCCGGACTGCCCTGAGCATCCGGAATGTAGGTGCTGCTTAATTAACGTGCCATATGAGGGGTGGAACCCCACAAGTCGAAAAGATAACGAAACCGGCGACATAATAGATTACAAAGATTATTCGCAATGGGCAACCGACAAAGGAATATCAAATGATTAATCGCTCCAATAGGGGCGATTTTTTATATCAAAAATTAATTATGCACCTCACAGGTTACGACATGTGCGGGGCGGAGGAGTAACAAAATGGATATCGCAGAAGTACAAGCATTTTTAGACACCAACAAGGACTTGCCCGAGGTTAAAAATTATGTCAACGGTTTTTTAACAGTTGATAGAGTTAATGGCTATTTGGAGGGCGAGGACGGCAAGAAAATTCTTCAACCGAGGCTTGACACATACCACAACAAAGGCCTTGAAACTTGGAAAACCAACAACCTATCAAAAATGGTTGACGAGGAAGTCACTAAACGCTTCCCGAAAGCTGATCCGCGTGATGTGGAACTCGGCCAGGTTAAGTCTGACCTTGCAGCCATAAAACTGGATGCATTGAGAAAAGACCTGACGAACAAGGCTTTGAAAACGGCGCAGGATAAAAAACTTCCGACAGATTTGATTGACTTTTTTGTGGGAAATGATGAGGAAACCACAAGCAAAAACCTTGAAAAGTTTATCGCAACGATGGCTGCTCATGATGAGGCCATTAAGACCGAGTTTGCAAAGGGCAATTCATATGTACCCCCGGCAGGCGACAAATCAGCCCTTAACGGTGATGAAAAAGCAAGGGCAGAAATCGCAAAATACATGAAATAAAAAACGAAAGAGGTATTAAATTATGGCTATCAACACATTGGCATATGCAACCCTATTTATGCAGGAACTTGACAAGCAGGTCGTCGCGGCCGCTACATCCGGTTGGATGGAAGGAAACGCAGGACTTGTAATTTACAACGGCGGCAATACCGTTAAAATCCCGAAGATCAGCATGGACGGCCTCGGCAACTATGACCGCTCCGCAGGATTTACTCAGGGCGCGGCTACTCTTGCCTATGAAACCAAAACCATGGGGCAGGACAGGGGCCGTACTTTCATGCTTGACAGCATGGACGTAAACGAAACGAACTTTGTCGCAAATGCTTCTAACCTCATGGGCGAGTTTCAGCGCACTCTCGTTATCCCTGAGATCGACGCTTATCGCTACAGCGCAATCGCTACGCAGGCCATTGCAGGCAGCAGAGCATCAGGAGGTTATACTCCTATTGTGGCTGACATTTACAGCAAAATTAAAGCCGACATCACCGCTATTCAGGACATTGTCGGCGCTATCCCGCTGAAAATTACCATGAGCACCGCAACACTGAATATTCTGGAGAGTTCCACCGAAATGGTGCGCCAACTCCAGGTAAATAATTTCAACGGTGCCATTCAGTCCGAAGTCCACCAGATAGACGAATGCCCGATTACGGAAGTTCCGAGTGCAAGACTCAAAACTGCCTATGTATTCAACGACGGCAAGACCACAGGGCAGACCGGCGGCGGCTTTACTCCGGCTGCGCTAGCTAAATCCATCAACTGGATTATCTGCGCTGCAACTGCGCCTATTGCTATCAGCAAGACCGACAACATGCGTATCTTTGCGCCTGATGTCAACCAGGTTGCTGATGCGTGGAAACTTGACTATCGCAAGTATCACGATCTTTGGATTATGGACAACAAAATGGCAACCGTTTTCGTGAACATCAAAGAAGCGCTCGTCTAATGTTTGAACTTAAAAAGTTGAATGTTCACAGGCTTGTGGAAACTGAGCAGGAAAAAGTAAAACTCTTGAAAGAGGGCTTTATCGAGGTCTTGCAAAAAGTCGAACAGGAAGTTAAAGAAAAAAGGGGTAAGGCGTAAAACCTGCCCCTCCCTTTTTAGGAGGTGCGCTATGGCAGCACTTGACGATGTTAAAACAATTTTAAACATATCCGACACAACGAAAGATGATTTGCTGACCCTTTATGTCCGTAAGGGCGTTACCCTTATCACCGCATATATGAACGTTCCTGACCCACCCGTCACAGACCCCGTCACATTGCCCGTAGACGTTGCTACAATCTATGCCGACGCTCTAATCGAGTACGTAGTCTTATGTTACCACAGGCGCGGAAACGAGGGCATAAAGCAGTATATGCAAGGTTCGCGCAGCGGAACATATGAGGATGGACTTTCAGCAAGCGTTAAGAACCTGCTGCCCTCTCCTTTTATCCGCATGGCAAGCGTGTGCAACGATGTTTACTAATTATACGGTGGGCGTGTGGAATAGGGTGGCAAGCACAAAGGTAAACGGCGTTACCATCCCCGGGGCGTTATCACTCTTAAAAACCATCTCATGCGACATGCAGCCATACAGCCAAGAACTTTTAATTAAGTCTTATGGCTATGACATTCCCGTCACAAAGCGGTTTTTTATCGAGGATATCGCTGATATAGCAATCGGCACAATCTTGAAATACGGCACAGACAGTCACGAAGTGAAAAAGATCATCGCGTGGGATAACTATTATGACATTATGACCTTAGAGGTGACCTAATGGAATACAAGAGTTATAGAGCCGAAGTTTTAGCCGCCCTGAAACTCCATAAAAAAGAGTTTTGCGAAGCAGTGGGGACTTTGGTTGTGGCAGAAGCGCAGGGGCTTACTCCTGTTTTGTCAGGTAATCTGAAACGTTCGGAAACCTACGAGGTTATGCCGGACAATGCGGGCGTTACCGTTGGCGTAACCCCTGCTGCTCCATATGGTTTATATGTTGAAAAGGGCATGGGGCAAAAAGCACAACCGTTTTTGGAGCCTGGCGCTATGAACGCTATACCTAAAATTACAGCCGTTGCCGAACGAGTTTATAAGCAGATGGGAGGCTAAAAATGTTAGAACTTTACACGCTAATTTATAACATAATTAATCCCATTTGTACGGCTTTTGCAGATCACTACCCAGAGGAAGATACAAAAATTTACCCTTATGCTGAGATAAAATTTTCGAATGTTTTATTGAACAATGAGTTTTCCGATAAAAACCTTTTAGAAATCGACATTTGGAACGATAAAGATCCAGACATCAGGGAGATTGAGGGCATAGCGGATGCAATCCACAAGGCACTAAACCGCTTGCAGTATAACGATGCAATCATGAATGTGTCTATCAATCGAAACACCCCTTACAGGCTTGTTTTGCCTGACCCCGTTATCCATATACAGCGCAGGGAATTGCGTTACGTTGTCACAATTTACATGAAATAGGAGGGCTTTAAATGAATAGCACAAATACAATAGGCTTTACCACAAATACGCCGAATAATCTGATGCTTGATGCCGGAGCAGTCTATAAAAATTACGGCGAAGCAACTGAGGCGCTTATCGGCGCGACTTCCGGCGGCAATGAATTTGCCGTAGCCATAAAAACCCGTGATGTAAAAGTTGATGGGCTTAAAGGTACGGTCAAAGGGTGCACAAGGATTATCAGCACCGATGTCACTTTAAAGGTCAACATGCTTGAGATTACCACAAATATATTACAGATGGCGCTCATGGCGAGCGTTGACACAGTTACCAACTCCGGCTTTGACACCATCACAGGAAAAACCGAGATAGCACTATCCGATTACATCGACAATATCGCCATAGTCGGCAGGTTAAGCGGCAGTTTACAGCCGGTTATAATTATTCTCAAGAACGCTCTGTCGAGCGATGGCATAAAATTCAGCAACAAAGATGCGGTTGACAACATTCTACCGGTCACTTTCACGGCGAGCATTGACCCGAGCAATCCGACTGTAAGCCCCTACGAGATTAGATACCCGCAGGTTGGAGCATTGGCGGCATTCTATATGCTGGCAACCCCGATTATAAACGGCGGTAAAATCCGCATGGACTTTAGCGACATAGTTGCGACAGGCGCAATTCCATTCACTGGATTTACAGCGAGTTTGCTTGGCGTAGGTGATACAGTCACGGCAGCAATCCGCGACCCGAACGATCTGTCCGTGATTATCCTCACCCTCACCACAGCCCCCACAGCAGGGCAGGCGGTCACAATCTCGTATGCTCAGCCTACCATTGACGGCAACAGAGTTAAGTCTTTGGCAGGTGGTTTGCTTGCAACATTCCCGATACTCAACGTGGTCAACAACTAAGATATGCCGCCTTAACTGGCGGCTTTTCTTTTAAAAATGGAGGATTTTTATGATTAGTACAGAGCGAGTATTTGATATGCTCCCCAGCGTGGTGGTTTTATACGACAAACTCGATATCGACGGCTACAGGAAGAAATTAGCCGAGAAAAACAAGGGGAAAACAGGCATGGACGCTGAAAAAATAGGCATTGACCTGTTTAAATATATTCTCAAAAATTCAGCAAAAGTCAAGCAGGAAGTATTTGAAATCGTAGCGACTTTTGAGGGGAAAACGGCTGAGGAAATCTCGGCGCAGAGTTTTATGGTAACTATAAATTCCCTGAAAGATATATTTTCGGATAAAGAAACAATGGATTTTTTCAAACAAGCTATGGGGTAGGATTTGCACAAACCCTTTACCTGCTCCATAGCCATTATGGGATAGACCCTACTTCGAAAATTCGGCCTAAAACGATAACGAAGTTACTTATTGATGCATATAAAAAAGATGCAGAGGATAAGCTCTGGCAGCAATGGTTAGTTCTCTTCTCGGGCATGGATAGAGATAATTTTATCAGTTACGAAAAATATAAGAGCGAATTTTTCAAGCCGGAATTAAAAAAGGTTGATGCGGAAACCATCTTAAAAGATGCGGAAGAAATTAAGATGGCAGACCAGAGGGGAGGGACATAAATGAACATTTTCAGTCTTTCGGGTGAGATATTACTCAAAGATAATGGAGTAAGTTCTAAGCTTGATGAAATAGATAAAAAAGGTCAATCTACCAGTAAAAGCATGGGCTTATCTTTTGGAAATATAGCAAGTGCAGCATTGAAAGTCGCCTCTGCTATTGGCTTAGGCATGGGTATAAAAGGCATGGTAGATGCTGCGAGTTTAGCAGAGGATAGGCTCGCCCAGATGGATGCTGTCCTAAAGTCCACAGGCGGCGCGGCAGGAATGACAAAAGATCAATTGATAGCCTTAGCCGATGCTCAGGGCAAAGTAACAACTTATTCCAAAGGTGCGAACGAGGAAACTGAAAATTTACTCCTGACCTTTACGAGCATAGGTAAAAAAGTATTCCCCGATGCCTTGAAAGTTGTCAACGACATGTCAACCGCTTTAGGGCAGGACACAAAATCAAGCGCTATACAGTTAGGCAAGGCTTTAAATGACCCAATAAACGGCATGACAGCTTTAAAACGTGTGGGCGTACAGTTTACGGATTCGCAAAAAGAGCAGATCACGACCTTGCAAAAGTCAGGTGACCTTATGGGCGCGCAGTCTGTAATTTTAAAAGAATTGCAGAAAGAGTTTGGCGGCAGCGCAGAGGCGGCAGGGGCAACTTTCGGCGGTCAACTTGCAATACTTAAAAATCAGCTAACCGGTGTCGGCACATCAATAATGTCAAATGTTATGCCGTATTTAAGCGGCTTTGTAAAAATGATAACCGACAACATGCCGAAAATAAAACAGACCATAACGGACACTATTAATTTTATAGTTCCACTATTTCAGACTTGGATGAAACTAATTGGGCAAATTGTGTCTGAATTATTCCCCAATTTCGGCAAACAGGTTGATGGAGTTAAAGACAAGACAAACATATTTAAAGATGCGTTAAATGTTATTACAGGCGTACTAACATTTGTAAAAGATAATATAGAAATTTTAAGAATAGGGTTGATAGCATTAGGCGTTATTTGGGTAATACAGACAGGTTTTGTAGTTGCTCACAATATTGCGTTAGTGGCTCATAACGTGGCAACAATCGCAGGGGGTATTGCTGTTGGCGCATTAGCCATTGCTCATGGAGTGCATTCAGCAGCTTTAGGCGTAGCGACAGCCGCACAATGGCTATTTAATGCCGCAATGTCAGCTAACCCAATAGGGTTAATCGTGCTCGGGATTGTTGCACTTGTGGCCGCATTTGTAATATTGTGGAATAAAAGTGATGCCTTCCGAGGATTTTGGAAAACTTTGTGGGCAGATATAAAAACTGGTTTTTCGGATGTCGTTAATTTTATGATTGGCGGGATTAATGGTCTTATAAAAGTCTTTTTGTCTCCATTTAATCTATTAATAAAAGGGTTGGATTTAATCCCGGGTGTACATTTGCCCGAGTTATCAATAGCAATCCCAAACATCCCGCGCTTTGATGTTGGAACTCGCTATTTACCGGAGGACACGCTCATTCAAGCTCACAAGGGCGAAATGATAGTGCCAAAGTCCGAAAACCCTTATGCCAATAGTGGAAACGGTACAATGCCGCAGGGCGGCGGGGATATAGTCATCCCGATATATATTGATAACAAACTTAAAGAAACAAGAATTATTACGTCACAAGAGCAAGCGTATGCACAACGTCATAGAACTAAATTTAAGGCGGTGACGGTTTAATGTATGGACTGACCTATAAGGGCATATCGAGCAGCACGTTCAGCCTTGCTCTGCTCTCCGACAATCGTCAAGTGCTGGCCGACGTTGTACGTCAAACAAAGTTTGTACCTAATTATGGCACGGTGGACTTCGGCAATGATACCTACAATGAAAAAGCTTTGACGGTGACCTTGACCTATTGTGCCTTAACTCTTGAGGCCATGCAAACACAGATGGAGCAGATCGGCGGTTGGCTTTATAATGATGGGCTTTATCACGATCTGATTTTTGATGATGCACCGCTGCGAAAGTATCATGTTAAAGTCACAAGCAAAATTAATCTCAGTCAGGGCGATTTAATTGGGGAACTTTCGGTTGAATTTACCTGTAACCCCCCGTACCCTTTCGCCCTCGACAACAGCACTGTCAGCCCTGCAGATGTAGCGGCCCGGCTCCTTTGGGATAATGCGGCAAATATTGGGGGAATTGAGTACATCAAAGATATAGTTGCTGATGGAGCGTTTAAATTCACGGTCGGAGGCACTCATAATGTCCTGCCAAAAATCACTTTGATTGGCAATATCCCCTCCGGCCTACAGTTTGCCTATACGTACGGCATAACGACGTACTACTGGCAATATAACGCCGTCTTGCAATATGACGGCATACTCATTGATTGCGCAGCGCAGACCGTCACGCGCATGTCTGACGGTGCAAATCTTTATCCAAATGTAGATAGTGTAAATAAAGCATATTTCTCGCTTGCGGCAGGTCAGGTCGAGATCGACATAATCGGAACGGGCGGAGTTTGGCCGCTTGATGTGGTTATGGCCGTTGCCTTTATTCCTATACCTTAGGAGGTTTTTTTATGGGAGCTACAATTACAGTTTTGAACAATGGGCAGCGCATGGCCACAACAGACCGAGCTTTTGCCGCAGTAGTAACAAAAGAGTTGATGCGTGACTGGGCGCTTAGTTTTAACGTTACAAACCGCGACAATGCGCGGCAGTATGCCATTGACCCGAATGCTCAGTTTATAGTTGAGGGACAAATATACGACACCGAAAAGTATAAACAGAGTAGCGGCACTGATAACGCAACAGAAGTTTCGGCCTCCCACGTTTTAGCCCGCATGAATAACTATATGATACCGGCAGGATATGCTTTTGTCGGGACTATAGCCGCACTCATTCAGGACATTTTGACGCAGTCCGGTGCGTCGGCAGAGTTTACCGTCGGCACATGCGCCTCCGTGAGCGGCTCCTACAGCCCCGGCAATACTCAGCCTATAAACGCATACTCGGCTATCATGGGGCTTACCGCGCTTGGTGTAGAGCCGGACTATGACAATTTTACAATCAATGCGCCTGTGAGGTGGGGAGCAGACACGGGCAAAGTCTTTAAATTCGGGCGTGACCTTTGCAGTTTAGAGCGCACGTTTGACAAAACCACAACCCCGACAACACAATCATACGGCATAGATATTGCCAACTTACAAAGGTTGCCTGGGGGCTCTGCTGACGCTTTTGTTACCGGCGACACCGTGGGCATACAGGATGCTTTAATCGGTGACAGTATTATAGGCCAGCGCATAATCTCCTATGAAAAGTGCCTTGACGACCCCACGCAGGACAAAGTGACAATAGGCATGTTTATTTCTGATATGGCAGATACAACGATTGCCATGCAGGTGGATATTTCAGCAACAACCGCCGTGTCAGGTAATAGCGTGCAGCAAGGGGCGCAGTACAGCAACGTCAGCATAGACCATCAAAACGGATTTATGGCGATTAACACAGCCAGAACATTAGCAGTCAGAATGAACGCAACCGATTGTTTTTCGATTTATAGCGGCGACGGTAATAACAACTGGACGTTAATGGGCGAACTTGATGCCAACGGATTACAAGCCGGTACCCTTACAATGCCTGGATATCCTAATTTTAAAGTCATTGTCGGTAAAGGGCCTAACTCAGGGGATGGCTTGGGATTGTTTATCATTGATACAAATATCAGTGCTGTGCCATTTTTAAAGTTTTGGCTCGATTCTGGCGGTAACGTAGTAATCCAAAAAACACGGGGAAATTTGAAGTTTGTGGATGAAAATGGAAATGAAATTGGAACAACCGCAACGTTAAGCGTATCAGCTGCATTTACCGTTAAAGATGGACTTGTAACAGGTTGGAGTTATCCGATTGCAGCCGCCTCAGGAACAATAGGCCCTGGAAACATTGGCATAAATGTAAGCGAGGGATTAATTACCGGGTGGAACTATCCTGCAACATGGAGTGGAACAGTCCCTATTAATTCTGGAGCAAACACATTACATTTTACTTATGGAGTATTAACAAGCGTCACATAAATATTTAAAAAATATATTGACTTTTCAATCCAACAATGCTACAACAAAGATAACTGAAAGAGGAGTTGACAGATATGAAATTTTCAAATATCAATTTGCGTAAAAAAATCTTATCTTTAGTAGTTGGAATATGTGTTGTTGGTACAGTTTCAGCCGCAGGAATAGCAATAAATGTAGCTTC